CAGCTTCTGTAAGAACACCTTCTACAGATGTTGTACCTCTAAATGGTACATTTTCAAGTGTAACTGCAACTCTAACTGATTACATTGCTTCTGAGTATTCAGACATTTTTAATCAGGCAAAGATTAACTTTGATGAAAGACAAGAGCTTGCAAAGTTAGTTGGAAATGCAATAGGAAGAAGAGAAGATCAAATCATCATTGATGCATTAATCGCTGGGTCTGCTGGTACAACAGTTGCTAATACTGTCGTAACTTCAGGTTCAGGAAGTGCATCTGATTTGAATGTAGGAAAGATAATCGAAGCGAAAAAAGGTTTAGATGCTAAATCAGTACCACCTACAGATCGTCATATGATTATCCATGCTAATTCACTAGCATCATTGCTTGGAGATGAAAGAGCAATCTCAGCAGACTTTGCTCAAGTCCAGGCACTAGTCAGAGGTGAAGTAAACTCTTTCATGGGTTTCACTATGCATATGATTGGTGATCGTGATGAAGGTGGCTTACCTAAAGATGGGTCTAACGATAGAACTTGCATAGCATTCCATAGAGATGCTATCGGTTGTGCTGTTGGTATCCCACCAAAGACAGAGGTCAACTACATTCCTGAAAAAACTTCCTTCTTGGTAACAGCAATGTATTCTGCTGGAGCAATCGTTATTGATGCGAATGGTTTAGTAGATATTACTTGTAGGGAGAGTTAATCATGGCATTTAGTAGAACTGGATGGAATCCAATAGGTGGTCAATCCAAAAAAGGGGTTGCACCACAATTATTTACTTACACAACAACTGATGCAGTAACAGTTGTAGATAGCGAAGGATACTTCAATAGTGTATCTGACGATGTAAGTGTAGGTGATGTCATTATATCTGTAACAAGTACTGGTGGTACATTAGCATCATCAATTCATACTGTGGCTTCTGTGGCTTCAGGAGTTGTCGATGTAACGAATGGTACAGCTATATCTCAAACAGATAGTGACTAATATTTAGAAAGGCGAGGATATGGCATCAGGCGATACCGATGTTTCAATTTGTTCTCAAGCACTCCTCCTCCTTGGAGCAAATGAGATAACATCTTTTTCAGATGGCACTGCACCCAGTGCTATTTGCAACAAGCTATATCCTCGTGTTAAATCACAAACTTTAGGAATGTACCCCTGGTCTTTTACGTTAAAAAAGTCACAGCTTTCACAACTCTCTTCAACACCAACTAACGTCTATAGTAAAGAGTATCAGCTCCCTACTGATATGTTTTTGGGAGTTCCAAGAGCTGTATTTGCTTCAACGTCAACTGGTAATTTACCAAGAATAACAGATTATGAAATTCAAGGGGATAAACTCCTCACAAATGAAACAACGATAGTTATTGACTATCAACAGTTAGTTGCTGAATCTGCAATGCCTTCTTACTTTGTTCAAATGCTTGTTTATCAAATGGCATGGCATTTAGCTGAACCAGTAACAGATCAAACAACTAAATCAGATTATTGGAAAACTGTAGCATTAGGAACACCAGCAGAAAATATGAGAGGTGGTTATTTTAGACAAGCTATTAATATTGATGGAGCTGGACAATCAAAAACTGTAATTGCTGATTATCTTTTAACTGAGGTTCGATAATGTCTAGGGTTACAATGTATCAAGCTAATTTTACTGTAGGTGAAATTGACCCTCTTGTCGTAGGAAGAACAGACATTCAGCAGTATGCTTCAGGATTACAAAAAGCTCAAAATGTTGTTATTTTACCTCAAGGTGGATTTGAGAGAAGACCAGGTCTTAGATTAATGGCTGAACTTCCTTATGATTTACAAGACGTATATGTTAATGATGCTCCAGTACCTGATTTAGCTAGGACAAATTTAGATAGTCTTAGATTAATACCTTTTGAGTTTTCAACAACAGAATCGTATATGATGGTTCTGTATAAGTTAAGGGCATCCGTACAAGCTAACAACAATCGTCTAAAAGCACAATTTTTTGCAAATGGTCAACTTGCATTTCCTCCAGCTAATGAATTTGCAAGTCCTAATGAATTAATTATTGAGCCTGGTGCTAATATCGATTTAAGCAAATTGTCTTTTACACAAAATGCAGATACTTTAATTTTATGTAATGAAGAAGCAAATCCTTTTCAAATTATAAGAAACGCTAGTGGAAATTTTGAAACTTCACAAATTTCTTTAACTTCACCTAAACATGCTTTTAGAAAGCATAATTTTAATCGACCAGGAACAATAACTCCTGATGCTAATGATGGCACTTTAACTATTACTGCATCAAGTGATATTTTTAATGAAGGACATTCAGGTCAGTTTGGAGGAGGTTCAGTTACTGCTAATGTTCCGAATAATTCTACTACATTAGCAAGTACAGCGTCTTCGGTAGATGACGTATACAATGGTCAATTTATTACTATTATTTCAGGTTCTTCAACTCGTAATGGTGTTAGGGGAGTTATTGTTGATTATATTGGTTCATCGAGAACAGCACAAGTAGAGAGAATACTCGCTGATGGGTCGAGAGATCCTAATAATAAATTTTCAAATGCTCAAAACGATTCTTACACAATTTCAAGTCAAGTTGATCAGTATATAAACGTAAAAAATGGTTTTGGTAGAGCAAGGATAATTTCTGTAGACAGTCCAACTACTTGCAAGGTTGTTACTGAATTTCCATTTTTTGAAGCAAACCAAGCTATAGCAAGTGGAGATTATGAGATTGAAGCTGGATACGAAGATGTATGGTCAGATAATAGAGGATATCCAAGGACAGCAACTTTCCATGAAGGAAGATTATTTTTTGGTGGCAGTAAGTCAATGCCTAATACTTTGTTTGGTTCTAAGGTAGGAGACTTTTTTAATTTTAAAACTGCAGAAGCTTTAGATGATGATGCAATAATGGTGACTATGGCAACAGATACTGTAAATGCAATAACGGCATTAAGATCAGGAAGAGACCTTCAGATATTTACAGAAAATGCTGAGTTCTTTGTACCACAAGCAGATTCAGCACCTATAACACCATCTAACATAATTATTAAAAGTCCTACGAGTAGAGGATCAAAAGATGGAATAAAACCAGTATCTGCCGAAGGTGGTACTATATTTTTGCAAAGAGGTGGTAAAGCAATAAGAGAGTTTTTATTTTCAGATAATGAGTTAAGTTATCAAGCCAATAACATTTCTTTGTTAGCTTCACATTTAATTAAACAACCAAGAGACATGGCATTGAGAAAAGCTACATCAACCGATGATGGTGACTTGTTAATGATGCCAAACACAACAGATGGCTCTATGGCTGTCTTTTCTATTTTACGTTCACAAAATGTTGTTGCCCCATCTGAGTTTGTAACAGATGGAAAGTTTTTAAATGTAGGTGTAGATTTGTCTGATGTGTATGTCATAACAGAAAGAGAACTTCCACTTGGGCATTCAAAAATAACTTTTCAACAAGCTAACAATACTTCAGATCAAGAAGTTGGTACAACTGTTATACTTAAAACAAATGATGGTACAACTTATACTTTACAATCAGAAGCACACAGTTCATCTGATCCAAGCTCCCCTTCAGGAAATACTTATTTTTATAGAATTGAAGAAGATTTAAATAATATTGGTGGTCCTAGTGGTATAGTTAATCCTGCAGGAACGGCACATAACTTTAAAAATGCTGTTAATTCTATTACTGGCAGTCCGTTTACAGCTCGTAGTGATCCCCTTGGGTCAATTGGCATGGGGTCAGGGTTGGTAACTATTGAAAGAAATAATGCTGGTCTTAATAATTTAACTGTAACAACAAATAGTCCATTTGCGATACAAATAACTAATAGTTTTGAAGCAAGAAAAAAAGTTTATGTTGAACTCTTTGACGATCAAAGAACGACAGATTCAAATATACAATATTTTTCAAATGTAGTGCCTTTAGCATCTCCTGATCAAACTTTGCCGACAACAACATCTTTATCAAATTTGGATCATTTAAAAGGTAAAACTGTTAATGTAGTTAGAGATGATATTGTAGAATCAAATAAAACAGTAAGTAATACTGGTACTATAACAATTGCATCTGTTCCAACCAGTTTTGTTGAGGTTGGTCTCCCCTACTCAGTTGAGGTTAAAACTTTACCAGCAGAACCAAGGCTACCATCAGGTGCTGTATCAAGTAGGAAAAAAAGAATTGTCGAAGTAACACCAGTTGTAGACAGAACTCAAAATTTAGCTGTCAATGGATTTGAAGTACCTTTTGAAGATTTGCCAGTAGATTTAAATGTTGCAAGAGAAATTTTTACTGGAAGAAAAAAAGTATCAGCATTACTTGGATATAGTGAAACAGAACAAATTACTTTCACAATGACACAACCCCTTTTCGCTACAGTTCTGAGCGTTGAGTACAAATTATCAACTGGATCGTAATATGGCATTTTTAGCACCAGTACTAGCATCAGCATCTACATTACAGCTTATTGGAGCTGGTTTAGCAGTTGCTTCGGCTGTTCAATCAATTGAACAAGGTAACCTTAGAAAAAAAGGTTATGACGCAAGAGCAAAGAATGTAGACTTTCAAGGTCGTGTACAAGCATTAAAAGCAAAAAAAGAAGGTGTAAAAGCATTAAAGGCAACACAGATTGCTATGGCTAATGTCAATGCAACTTCTTATGCTGGAGGTTTAGAGCCTAATTTAAGTGGTAGTGTTAATACATTTATAAATAATAATATATTAAATCCTGGCTTTTCTGATTACTTTACAGCACAAGATAATGTTTCTTTAGCTTTGAGTTCTGCAAAAGCAGAAGCTGATGATTTAAGATTTGCTGGGAAACAAGCCAAAAGACAAGGTTATATAAATGCACTAACAACATTAAGTACAACAGCTATTAACTTAGGTGGCATTGGTGGTCCTCCAGCTACAGCAACACAACCAACATATTATGGTAATACTTTTAGTAGAGCGTTTTAATGGCAAGATCAAGATTTCCATCATTAAGTGAAAGAATAGCTTTAAATAATATCCAAACTCCATCAGGAGCTGGTACAAAAGAAGCTAGTCGTACAATGGATATTTTAAACAATAGTTTAAATCAAATGTCTAACTACTTTATAAAACAAGCTGGAGTACAAGCTGAAATAGCTGGTGAAGAATATGGTTCTGAAAATACCCCTACTTTAGAAAGTTACAAGCAATCTATAAGAAGTGGTCAAGACCCTTTAGCTACTTATGACAGAACAACTAAGTTCGGTGCTAGTGCTTTTAACATAACAGCAACAAACCTGGGTAATAGTCTTATCTTAAATGCTAAAAACCAAATGAATGATGAAGCATTAAAAGCAGATAAAGCACTTACTAATCCTCAAGATTTTAGTGATAAATTAGATGCAATCATTATGGAGAATGTAAAATTAGCTAATAGCATATCTCCAAAAATAAGCTCACAAGTAGGAAATGATTTAGCTATAAAAGCAAGTGGTTTGTATTATAAACATGGTATAAAAATAAATTCTGTATCTATTAATTATTTAAAAACACAAGCTAATAATAGTTTAACTAATGAACTAGAAAATTTAGATGATGAAATTATAGCTATAATTAATAAAGAAAATGTAACTGCAAACGCTATACGTGAAGACATATGGGGTAAAAGTGGAATAAAAAATATTTTAAGAGCTAAACATTCTTCTATTGCAGTAGGTGCTAAGTTTGAAAGGTCAGCTCACCAAAATACAATGAAAGAATTTGATAAGAAGTTTTTAGAAAATGTTTTTAGTACGGCTCAAATATTAGCAACAGATTCAGGAATTGGAGTTTCTAGTATAGTAGATAACTTACATAGAAATAAAAAAACTGGTGATGCCAGGTTGGATGGATTGACTTCAGGTTTATCTGTTAAAGAAAAAAATGACTTAGCTAAACATTTAATAACTATAGGAAAACAAAAAGAAGATGCTATAAAGCTAAAAGAAGAAGCTGATGAAATTAATAATGATCAAAGAACAGTTGAACTAGAAGTAGAACTTACAAATTTAATTAACAATGCTGGTGATCCTGACGATATATCTTCAAAATTATTAGAACTAAAAAAGATTGTAGACATGGATGACGAAACAAACCCTTGGCTTAGAATGTCTAATTTATATGCTGAAGCTGGTGGTAAAAGATTGGTAAGTGTTAAAAAAGTTTTTGATGATTTAGATAAAAAAGAAAGAGATGGCACTTTAACATACAAAGAATTAAACACAAACGCTAAATTTTTAACAACTGAAGATTTTGGAAAATTAGCAAAAGCGTTAGAGCAAAATCAAACCCAAGGATTTAGTGAAGCAAGGACTATTTTAGCGTCACTTTTACAATTTAATCCTGAACAGCAATCGTTTGGTGAAACAGACCCTAATTATAGAAAAGCACAAGTTTTTTCAAACATATTAGGTAAATTAAAAAGAGAACAAATAGAATATAATAAAACAAAAAAAGACCAAGATACTCCATTTAATTTTGTAAAAAGAGTTGAAGAACTAGCTACAGTAGAAGGAGACATTATATTACAAAAAATATTTGAACAGAAAAAGAAGACAGCTGAGTACTATATAAACGAGTTTAGTAAGGCATATCCTGATCTTTTACCAAATAAAAATGTAACAAGAGAAAATTTAGAAACAATAAAAACACAATTAAATAGAAACTTAAATAATGAAAATAGTCGAAAAGGTATATTTACTAAAGGTACTCCTAAAAAAGAAGTAAATACAATAAATACCTACTTACTAATTGTTAAAGGATTGTTAGATGATGAAAGACTTGATTAAATGATAATAACAGAAGAACAAATACAAGCACAATTAATGTTAAGTAAAAATCTTAGAGAAGATGGAGCTGAGATTAATTATAGTTTTAATGAAAATGGTGGAACAATAAATACTGAACCTACCTTTTTAAATCAAGTTGGTGATTTTGTGTCAGGCATTCCTGATGGTGTAACTGGAGCTATAAAAGCAATTCCTACTGGCATGAGTAAGTTTGGTAATGAAGTTATGGATACTTTGTCTAATGGTGCTTATACAAAGAAATTTGTACCCTTCTTAAATGAAAACTTTCCAGTACTAGAAGATATTGATAGTACAATAAATAATATACTGAAACCTGAAAACAAAGCACAAGAAATAGGAGCTATGATTGGAGAGCCTATAGGTCAAATAGTTGTTCCAGGTGCTGTGTTTACTAAAGGTGGTCAAGCTTTAAATTTAGGATCAAAGTTTCTTACAAATGTGCTTGGATATGGCACAGCAGAAGCCATAGGTATAAACCCTCAAGACAATGGATTACTAGAGCTAGGCATTGGTCTAATGGTCAAGAATGATGATTTAAAACTAGCTTTAATGGAAAGCCTAAAAGCAAATGAAGATGAATCTGTTTTATTACAAAAATTACAGAAAGCTCCTCAAAGATTTTTTGAAGGTGGCATAGTTGGTGAAGCTTTGGGTAAAGCTGTAGAAAGTGTAGGAACATTATATAGATATGCAAAAAATAGTAATGGTCTTACCAATATATTGCAAAAGGTTGGAGATAAAGCACAAGGTGAATTAGACCTAGATGGAGCATCAAGTACCCTATCTTCTATGGGTGGTGGTGAAATTAACAAAGCTATTAATAAAGGTTTAGCTAAGTTAGCACCTGGTAAAGGTATACCTTTTAATAAAGAAATAACTGACAACAATCTACGTTTACATAAAATGAGATTAGAAAAACTGAAAGATGGTGTTGAATATCCTGGAGGTCCTAAAAATGAAAGAACAGTTATAAAAGCACCAAATTCAAATTTACCTGATTTTGTTGTAGGTAAAATAACTTTTGATGATTGGATTAAAAGAACTGAAAAACTTCTAAGTAAAGAAGAAATCATGACAGAAAAAGATTGGTATGATGATGTTTTTAAAGAGTTTGACAAATTAGAAGGTGAAGACCAATCTACCCTACGAAAAATTGGTGAAGCATGGTTATCAGCTCAACAGAATGAAACACCAGCTACAGCCATGACAAATGTTTTACATATATTTGAACAATTTAAAAGAGGTGTTCCAAGAAGTGAAGTTAAAGGCAAAGGTCTTCCTACAGCAAATAAAATTGCTTCAGATATAATTTATGGGGAAAAAATAGAAGGTGGTGCTGGACAAAAAATATCTGACTTTATTGATAGTGGTTACAAAAAAACAACTAGATCAATTATGGGTAATGATCCTGATGGTGGTATGCCCTTTGTTGTTGATGTACACACAGCAAGAGATACTGGTTTAGTAGATAGAAAATTAGTAAATCACCTTAAACGTCTAGGTTATAAAGTGCCTGACAATATTATTCTTGACGTAGGTGAAGGTGGCATCAAAGGACCTATGTATGAAAACAGAGCTATCTTTGGAAGAGAATTGACAGAGCATTTAAATTCTATTAGTTGGCAAGGCAAAAACGATTGGAAACCACAAGAAGTACAAGCAGTTGGCTGGATGGCTTTATCAAACAAATTAACTGGTGAAGGTGGTAGAAGTGGTAATACTGCTACAGCTATGACAAGAAACACATCTAGAATAGCAATGGAAGTTGATCCTGGCAAAGGGTCACCATGGGCAGAAAAATATGGATCAAGATACAGTAATCTTGCTGAAGAAGATAGAATAAATATAAATAATATTGTTACTAAAAAGGCTGTCGATCTTATATCCAAAGATGAGGGAGCTACTCTAAATACAGTAATCCATGGACAAGGTGGTTGGAAGCAATATTCAAATCCTTCTACAGTTATGCAAGGTCAAATAACTTTTGATACAGCAAAACAAGTGGCAAACAAGCTTGGGTATGTTTTAAATCAAACAGAAGTCTTAGTACACCAAATGAAGCCACTTACTAAAAATCCACAAAACTTTAGTGTTATGTTGGTATCTAAAGGATCGAGTGTAACAGAAAAAAATAATTTAGACACATTAATGAAAAACTTGATGGAGCTAGATGAAAAAGGGATTGTAGCACAAGGCTATCATCCAATAACCCTTCAAGATGGTCGTGTCGGTGTAAATATAGTAATTACAAAACAAACACTTACAGATGCAAAAAAAGCCAAAGTAATTAAATCAGAGAAAGAAGGAAGAGAATATATAACGTCTTTTGTTAAAAACGATTTAAGTAAAATGACAGATGACTTGAATTTTGATGTTGATGTAGATATAATGGAGAGCAATGCCGAGTTTGTTGGCAATAACTGGGAAAAGGATATTACTGGTGGCAGTTACAAAAATAACATTCGTGGAAACCGAGGAACAAATGCCGAAGTTGATGGAGAGTCAAACCTCGATCTTATTGGGAAAGAACTTGAGGAAATCTTCTCAGGAGAAATCTCCAAAGCAGAAGGAAAAAACCAAGGACAAGGAGTAAGTACAGAAACTCCTGATATAGGAGGTGCTGATGGGTCTACTTAATAACTTTATCAAAATCCTTAAAAAAGGTGAGTTAGAACAAGCTAAGATTCAAAAGAACAAGCTACCTCAAGATGATGTAACTATTGGTACTTCAGGCATTACATTTAAGGCAACTGATGACAAGTCTATAGAAGCTTTAAACCAAGCTTTAAAAGAAGAAGGTTATAGAGGTCCTGGATTAAATCTTAGTCGTATAGGAGAAGTCCTATCTGAAAAAATGGGTCAAGGAATGAGAACTCTTGATATGGAAGAGTTGTTATTGGCTATCCAAAAAGATAATGAAGAATTATTTAATTTTTTAAAAAGAGACACTCAGACTTTAGAAAGCGTAGTTGCTACTGCACAAGGTATGGGATTACAGAAAATAGCTGATACTTTACTTAGAAGAAACCCAGGTGAAGTTTTATCAGTTGAACATCTTGTTGGTGGTGTTATTGCTATTGGAAGTTTAAGTAGAAAGCTCGATACGATGGCAACAGCTATAAAGAGTATGCCACAAGGAGAAGCAAAGAGAATTGAGTATAAAAAGTTTTTAGTTAATCTTCAGGTTTTAAATAATCTTACAGCTCAAGTAAGTGGGGTTACTTCTGAAAGTGCTAGAACTTTAGGTATGGTATCTGCAATTAAAAAATTAGCTAATATTGATTTAGAGCAAGTTTACTTACAAGGTAATAAGATTGGGGATGCTATAGATGATAATATGATTGATGCTCAACTTAATTACTACGCTACCCTACCCAAGCCTAATAAATTAGAATTTGCTAAAAAAGGATTTTTTGCAAAAACATATGATGTACTGATGGAGATTTACATAAACTCATTGTTAGCTTCTCCAGTAACACACATGGTTAATATAGCTGGTAATACTATGTACAACATACAACGAACAGTAGAAACTGGACTAGCTGGATTCGTTGGTGAAACAAGACAAATGTTGGGTTTGGTCAAAAAAGAAGGAGATAGAGTTTTTCTTGGAGAAGCTTCTGCTGAAATGCATGGAGCAAAAATGGCTTTGCTTGATGCTGTAAAAACTTTTGGTCTTACTTTATCAATAGAAGGTGCTGAAAGTGTTGGCTCAAAAATAGATTTAAAAAACCTAGTTTCTATAGGTGATAGTGACAACATTAGACATATTATGGAACAAGCTAAAAATGGTGATTATTTAGGTATGGGTATTAATGCTATTGGTGTTATGACAAGAATGCCTGGTCGTTTCTTAGCTTCAGAAGATGCCTTTTTTAAAACAATATCTGAAAGAAAAGTTTTGTATCGTGAAGCTTTTAGAGAAAGCAAAATTAAATATATGACTTTAATCAAAGGTGGTGTTAGTAGAGACGTTGCTAAAAAACAAGCTGAAGATTTGTATGTAAATATAATTGATAACCCACCTGAAGATATCAAGCAAATTATGTTTCAAGAAGCAAAGATATCTACATTTCAAGAAACTCCTGAAGGTGTTTGGGGTGCTTTGGTTTCGGCTTCAAATATACCAGGTGGTAAAGTTATAGTACCTTTCTCAAGAACTCCAACGAATATTGTTAAGGCAGTATTTGATCGAACATTAAATTGGTCACCAGTTTATAGAGCTATCAAAAAAGGCGAAACTGGAATTGAGTTTGATCAAGCTATATCAAAACTTGCAATAGGAAATACTATATTTGCTAGTATGGTTTATTTAGCAAGTGGTGAATATGGTGACAATATCATCATTAATGGTTCAGGTCCATCTGATCCAAAAGCTAGAAAATATATGACAGCATCAAATATACCACCCTACTCTATAGGTTTAAAACAAGAGAATGGTGAATATAAATTTATAACCTTTTCTAGGTTTGATCCTTTATCAGGTGTTTTGGCTATGGCTTCAGACTATGCTTATTATGCAAACAATTCAAATGATAGTGATATGATAAGTTTAGAAAACTTATTTGTTAATGGTTCATTAGCTGTTGCAGAATATGCTATGAACATGCCTTTCCTTCAAGGTGTATCAGAATTACATGGTGCTTCTTTTAATCCTCAAGGAACAACTGAAAAACTTTTTGAAAGATTACAACAATTTTTAGGACAAAAGGTTGGGAATGTAGCTACATCTACTGGTGATTTTATTAATCAGTTTGTACCTGGTCAGCCTATTATTGGTGCTAGTTCATTTACTGCAACACTTGAAAGAGTTGGTAACCCTGATGCTTCTAATACAATGCTTAATGAAGAACAATTACTTAAAGTTGAAAATTCAGGCATGCCTAATTTTATGAAAGGTTTTTATCTTGCGATGAACCAGGCAAAAGCAAGAAACCCTTTGTTTAGTAGTGAGTTACCACCTCGATTAAACTATTGGGGAGAAGTTGTTCAACAATCATCAGGTAATCCTTTAGAATATTTTAGTCCAATTAAAGTTACTACTGGTGGATATGATGATGTTAATGGTGAGTTATTGAGATTAGCTGAAAATGGTAGTGGTGTTTTTCAAGGTCATAAAAAAAGACAACAAGGTATCTATCTAACAGCAGAACAATATAATGATTACATTGAGTATTTTAATAATATAAATGTTGTTAATAATAATCGTGGTTTATATTTAGATAAAACTGATCCTGGTTGGTCACCAGCTAATACAATTTTAGAAAAAATTAAAAGAAAAATAAATGATCCTTCTTCAGGTTATAATCTATTAAGAGATGATGAAAAGTTTGATGAACTTAATCAAATTAGAAGTGAGCATTCAAGTGGTGCTTTAGATAAACTTATTGAAAAATATCCTGACTTAGGAATTTTGTTAAAAGAACCAAATCAACTAGAAATGGGAATACTTCAATAATGATACAATTAAATTTTAATATGGTGTATAAAAGGTAAAGAGGTAATATAATATGGCAACATATGATGTAACGGCACAAAACAGAAGAGTTCAGTACAATGGCAATGGAAGTGCTGGTCCTTTTACTTTCACGTTTCAAGTTAATGCTACAGATGAAATTAAAGTCTTTGTTGATAGTACAGAAAAACAAGAAACAACACATTATACAGTTACCTTAAATAGTTCTAATGGGTCAGGTTCTGTTACTTTTACAACTGGTAACTTCCCTACCAGTTCACAAAAAGTGACTTTACTGGGTGATATACCTCTTACTAGAACCTCAGTTTATACATCAGGTGGTCAACTAACTTCAGCTTCATTAGAATCTGATTTTGATACAAGTATGTTTATTCATCAACAGACGAATGAAGAACTAGATCGTGCTATTCGACAAGCTGATCATGATATCCTGGATGGTGCTAATATGACCTTGCCAGTTAAATCAGATAGATTAGGAAAATTATTAGGATTTAATTCTACAACTGGTAACCCTCAAATGTTTGATAGTTTATCTTTATCAATTGCAGGAGAATCAGGAACAGCTTCTGTTGATACTGGAAGTGGACAAACACTTACAATTGCAGGTGGAGAAGGTATTGATACTACAGCTTCTAATCAAACGATTACAATAAGTGGAGAAGATGCTTCTACAACAAACAAAGGTATAGCTAATTTTAGTTCTACTTATTTTAGTGTAACTGGTGGCTCAGTATCATTAAAGCCTGATCAAACTGGTATAACAAGTTTACTTGCTACTGATATGAAGATTGGTGAAGATGATGAAACTAAAATAGATTTTGGAATACCTAATCATCTTTACATTCATGCTGACAATGATGTTGTTGCGATCATAAAAAACAGTACTATAGATTTTTTCTCAGGTCCTACAAATACTTTAGAATTTGGTAAAGATACTAATTCAGATAGTTATATAAAAACTCCTCTTGCTAATAAAGATTTATTATTTAAAGGCATGGATAACTTTTCAGAAATAACTGCTTTACGACTTGATATGTCTGATGCAGGCACTGCTACATTTAACAATCATGTGAACATAAGTGGAAACCTTACAGTTAATGGAAGTCTTACTACTATTGACACAGATACATTAAGAGTTGAAGATCCATTAATAGAATTAGGAAGAAACAATTCTGCTGATACACTTGATATAGGTTTCTTTGGTAAATATAAACCAAGTGGTAGTCAATATCATCAATATGCAGGATTATTTAGAGATGCTACAGATGATAAATTTAAATTATTTAAAAGCACAACATCAGTCCCTGGGTTTTCAGTTAACACAAGTGGTAGTGGTTATACTACTGCTACTTTGGTTTCAAATCTTGAAGGCAATCTTACTGGTAATGTAACTGGCAACTTAACTGGCAATGTAACTGGAAATGTTACTGGTAATCTTACTGGTAATGTAACTGGCAATGTCAGTGGAACTTCAACTGGTATTGTTGGTGTAACTGCAACAAATGCAGAATTAAATAAATTAGATGGAGTAACTGCAACAACTACAGAACTAAATTATGTTGATGTATCAACACTAGGAACAGTAGAAGCAAGTAAAGCAGTAACAGCAGATAGTAATGGTGATGTAAAGTTTCCTGATAATAAAAAATTAATATTAGGTTCAGATAGTGATTTTATTATAGAACAATTAGCAACTTATACAAAACTCCAAAACAATAATGGTAATTTAATTATTCAGAATACGGCTGATGATTTTGATGTACTTATTCAAACTGATAATGGAAGTGGTGGTACAGATCAATATTTTAGAGCAGATGGATCAACTGGTAAAGTAAAATTATATTATTATGGCACAGAAAAATTTGAAACTAAATCAACTGGAGTTGAAATAAATGGTGGTATATTAGATATTAAAAATGATGGATCACAATCAGAATTAAGATTATATTGTGAATCTAATAATGCTCATTATATTGCGTTGAAAGCTCCTCTTCATAATGATTTTAGTGGTGATCAAACATTAACATTACCTGCAAAAACTGGAACATTAATATCAACTTCTAATTCAGATACACCAACAACAACTACATCATCAAGTGATGCAGACTTTATTCTTATAGATGATGGTGGAACAATGAAAAAGATTACACCTTCTAATTTAGGTATTGGAGGTAGTGGTAGTATAACTGTTCAAGATGAAGGATCATCTTTATCTACCTCTGCTACAACTCTTAATTTTGTTGGAGCAGGAGTTGTTGCAAGTGGAACTGGTGCTTCAAAGACAATTACCATAGCAGGTGGAAGTGATGGTGTAACAGTTCAAGACGAAGGAAACGCACTTTCTACTACTGGAACAACACTTAACTTTGTAGGTGCAGGTGTTACTGCTAGTGGTACTGGCACTACAAAGACCATTACAATAAGTGGTGGTGGTGGCAGTGGTGGTGGCACAACAAGTGAGACTTGGGGTGCTTCTTTAAATGGTAAGTTAAATATATATGCAACTAATAATAATTTTATAATTGGCAGTAATAATAACACTTCTCAAGCTACAGAACCTGCTCCAAATAATACTGGTAATGGAAATCATATGATAGGAGATAATGCTGGAATGGCTTTGACCTCAGGTTCTAATAATTTAGGAGTAGGTAGGCAAGCATTAGGAAATCTTACTGAAGGTGATAATAATGTAGCATTAGGTCCTTTTGCATTACGTTTTACTACAACTGGTGACGAGAATACTGCAGTTGGATACAACTCAATGAGATATAATACTACTGGAATACGTAATGTGGCAGTTGGTTGGGAAGCGTTACATAGAGTTACTGGTAATTATAATGTGGCAGTTGGTTGGGAAGCAGGTGATGATATAACTAATGGACATAGTAACATTTGTGTTGGTTATACTGCTGGAGATCATCTTACTACTGGTGGTTATAATACTTTAATTGGTAGGCAAGCAGGTACTTCTATAACTTATGCAAGTAATAATGTTGCTTTAGGAGCTATTACATTACTTGGCAATCCTAACAACAACAATATTGCTGTTGGTCATGAAGCTCTTAGAGGAAGTACAAGTAGTTCTTATAATGGTGGTTCTTATAATATTGGTATAGGTTATCGTTGTTATCGTAGAACTTCAGGTCATTCAGGTGATAACTATAATACGTGTATTGGTGGTTATGCAGGTACTGGTATTTATAGTGGAGATTATAATGTATTTCTAGGTTATGGTGCTAATCCTTATTATAATAACTCAAGTAATGCTGTTGGTATTGGATATAATTCAAGGACAAATCACATTGGTGGAACATCAGTTGGAGCATATGCAGGTTATTCTATGTATAACCAGTCTGATTACACAACACTTGTTGGTCAGTATGCAGGATATGATTTAGATGGAGGTGACCATTGTACATTTGTAGGTTATCAATCAGGTTATCAAGGAGGTAGTGGAAGTTTTAATGTTGGTGTTGGTAGTTACTCATTAGATAATTTATCAAATGGACAAAAGAATACTGCAGTTGGAGTTAATGCTTGTGGAATTGTTTCTTCAGGAGATAATAATACTGCTTTAGGCTATGAAGCATTAGATGCATCAGGAAGTTATAGTAATAATACAGCAATAGGTGCTTTAGCTATGAGTACTGCTAATAATGGAAATAACAATACTTGTATAGGTTATGCTTCAGGTCCAAGTGGTTCATTTGTAAGTAATGAATTTACATTAGGCAATTCTACTACTGCTACACTACGTTGTAATGTTCAAACTATAACTTCTTTATCAGACCAAAGAGATAAAACAGCTATTGAAGATTTAGATTTAGGTTTAGATTTTATTAAAGCAATGAAACCAAGAAAGTTTATATGGAATAGAAGAGATGGTCACTGGCATGGAAAAAAAGAAATTGGTTTTATTGCACAAGAATTGCACGAACTTGAAATGGATTTTAGTTCAACGGATAGAACTAGATTGGTTAGTTATGAAAACCCATCTAAGTTAGAAGCAAGACCAATGAATACATATCCAATTTTAGTAAAAGCAATACAAGAACTATCAGCAAAAGTTGATAGCTTACAAGCAAGAATAACTGAATTAGAAGGAGCATAATTATGGCAGTTAACGAACTTGAAAGAGATTATCTACAAATGTTACATTCATGTGATGTCATTGAAATGATAATAGCAGGTCAAAAAATGAAAGATGCACCTGACGAAGAAAGAAAATCTAATATTGGTGGTATAATCATGTCGCTTGAAATGGAAATACTTGATGACAAATATAGTGGCAAAGATTTGTCACGTATAAATTCTGTTATTGCTAAAGGCAGAACTTATTGGAAATCATAAATGGAATTAGATGTTTCAACGCTTTGGTCAGCAATCATTACACTTGTCATTATGCCAATGGCTTGGGCATTTAATAAAATGTTTACAGAAGTAAAACGATTACAAATACTTCTTAATAAAACTAGAGAAGAATACGCATCACGAGAAGAGTTGCGTAATACATCAGATCGTGTAATGGAAGCATTGCATAGACTTGAAGACAAGATAGATAAGGTACTTAGTAGGTGAGGTAAGTGTGGATCCAGCTACTATAGGACTTGCATTAACTGCAGCATCTAAAGCATTTACAGCAATAAAAAAAGGTTTTGCTATTGGTCGTGATATAGAGTCAATGGGCAAAGATTTAGGTCGTTGGCTTACTGCTGTATCTGATATAGATCATACAGAAAAGAAAGCAAAAAATCCTTCATTGTTACAAAAATTATTTAAAGGTGATGAGATTAAAACATCTGCTATTGAAGCTTTCACTGCAAAAAAGAAACTTGAAGCACAACGTCAAGAGCTTAAATCTTTTATAAACTTTCATTATGGTGCTAATTCATGGAATGAAATACTTCATATGGAAGGACAGATACGAAAGCAAAGGCAAAAAGAAATTTATGAAAGACAAGAATTTCGTAGAAAAATACTTGAATGGATTGGTATAGTTATATTGTGTTGTACTATAATTGGGTTTATAATTCTTTTAGCTTGGTTATATAAGGAGAGAAGAGGGTGAAACCTGCTTTTGTTTTATTATGTTATTTAGCAGGTAATCCTGCAGGTACATTACATTTATCGAATGTAAATAACTGTACCTATTTTAAAGATAGGTTAGCTAATCAAACTGTTAAGATTGGTGAAGAAACACAAAAGTATGACTGCTACTGCAAGCTAGTTAAAGTAAACAAACAAATGAGGTTATGGTGATACAAGCATTGATTGGTCCTGCCACCAAATTACTAGGCAAATTTATAGAAGATAAAGATA